ATAAATGTGATTAGTTTGGAACCTAGGAGTGTCTCGTTTCCTTCCATTCCTAGGTTATCTTGGATGGCGTGGATAGCCTCATGCCTTACCACTGTATTGATATTGTAGCCGTGGCGCTTAATGTTATCTGTACAGACTGACATTTGCTTAGCTTTGGGGTCATACTCACCAAGCAATACCTCATTAGAGCATTGTGGTGGGTTGATGTTAAGGGGGACACCAGTAAAAGCTAGCGCAGCTGATAACAATACAGAAGGCATCATAACCATAACCCAACGATAAACCATTATAGTTTATGTATAAGTTAAGGATCTGTCTAATTTGATACCACCTCAGCCCAGTCCTTATCAAACTGCTCAATACCCTTATCCGTTANGATGTGTTTGTACATCTTCTCAAGGATAGCTGGTGGCATGGTTACCACGTCAGCACCAGCTAGGAAACTATCAGTAACATGACCGACAGTCCTGATTGATGCTGATAAGATCTGTGTTTGTACGTTATTCTTCTCGTAGACCTCATGAATGTCCCTGATTAGTTTAATACCATCAAAGGATTGATCATCCACACGTCCAACAAATGGAGAAACGTAGGTGGCACCGCTCTTGGCAGCTAGGATAGCCTGTGCTACCGTGAAAATGAGCGTAACATTGACGTTGATATGTAAGTGAGCTAGTTCCTTACACACATATAATCCTTCTTCCGTACATGGAACTTTGATTGTTGCTCTGTCTCCAAATCCCTCATGTAATTTAAGTCCTTCAGCCAGCATCTGCCGACTGTTGCCCACTACTTCCATGCTAATATCTGGTACTTCTAATAGCACCATCTCATTGTATACAACATATGGATCTCTTCCACTCTTCATGATTAGTGTGGGGTTGGTTGTAACTCCATCAACTAATCCATTGTCTTGGTGTCTCTTAATTAGCTGAGTATCAGCTGTGTCTAGAAATATTTTCATAGTAGTCTCTCAACATACTATGTATTATACGACACTATTCTTCTTTGGCTCCCAATCTAAAGTTCCATTAACATATGATCCCGTTGACTTTATAGTAAAATTGCCATCTTGCTTATGCTCATATTGAATGAGATCTTTTCCATTATCTGGACTATAGATCTTTTTAGCATATACATTCCCAGCAATAACTACACGATCACAATCACCATCAAAGCCATCAACACCATGGAGTTGCCATGGACTAAACACAATGAAGTCTCCAGCTTCTTGCTTTGGATATATTCTATTACCCATACTATCAATAAAATAGAAGCATGAAGTCTTACTGGGTTCAACAAAATGAACCCAACTAATAATAGCAGTAGGCATATAATGATCATGGACAGCATGACCATCATTGCCACCAGGATATACTTGCATCCAGTGATCAAATACGTAGTCACAACGATGATATAAAACTCAATCGCAATCATGGCTTCCCCAATAGTCTTCTTATACTGATCGACAAATACAATTTCTTCGCGATCTAGAATACTCTGAGTAAAATAAGTGGTGTAATAGTTCTCGGTAGTAGAATTTTTTTTATTTGATTTGATAGCTGCGATTGTTTCTTTTAATTGCTGCTGATCTAGCGATAGATTGGTGTTCCAAATAATCATAATCAATAACTAGATTTCAAAATTTGATTACAGTAAGCCCTTTCCTCGGGAGTGAAGCTATCCCACAAGTCTAGCATATTATTGTAACTCTTGCTGCATGGGCGAAGTCTATCATGAGTGGAGTAATAGTGGAGATACTCATACACTCTATGCTTTCTCATCAGAACCCCTTTGCTTTGGTTTGCTTTTTCTTGGGCTTTGGTTTATCTAGCACATGAACACACTTTAGATATCCCATCTGATTTCTATGGAACCAGAATGCCATGACTTCATCATAGCTTTCAAAGATGTGCTTATCACCATTGGTGAGCTCCATCTCATACTTGTGCCTATCATAAGGTGCATGGCTTGTTTGTGTGAACCTTTCTGCTCCACTCATGTCAGTCTCCCCAGTACTCGTAGCTGAACTTGTTGTCCCCATACACTATAGTACACATGCTTGATGCCTGCAAACCTGAGTGCTGGTTCGCAGATTGGGCATGGCTTGGCATTGCGTAGGGACTTGCCATCATGACCACCTAGGCGGACCACAACGATGGTGTCAGCATCCTCTCTAGCCTTGATAAGAGCAGCCATCTCGGCGTGGAGATAGATCTTCTCGTGGAGACCCACACGCTCAGCCCACAGGGCTTGTATGGGGTGGCTCTTATCGTCCATGTTGACGGCAGTGGCGATCTCACGACGCTTACGATACAGCACAGCACCCACAGGCTTGCGGGATGGTGATGTGGCGGCGACTTCGATCGCCCGTCTCAGGTGTGGCTCCATAGGGTAGTTTGTCCTTTATGTGAATAGTGTAGCACAGAAGGCAGGCTATTAGGCATATTACTGCCACCCCTGCTCTAGGGACTTGTTAGCGTCCTTCCAGACCCTATAAAGATCCTTGACACGCTGACCCGCCTCTTTCGTGGTCATCTTACCACCACTCACTGCCGCATTGATGAAGGTCATCTTAGTGGTGAACCGGTGGAGATTGTCTGCTCTAGCAATATCTAGGAATGTAGCGTCACCTTGAATTGTCCCCTTAGCAAAGAGGAACTCTTCCTTCAGTTGTTCGCGGTTAGCCTTGGACATTGGGTGTTGTATTTGTTTGTGTTAAAAATATTATAGCCCCCACAGGTGTCCTGTGAAGGCTACGGTGGGCAGTTCAATATCTGTCCTTTAGAAATGGGTGCTCGTTCTCTAGATGCTCTTGCATCTTCCGTCTTTCCATCTCCTCTGCAGGGATGATTTCAACAATTTCTAAAGGTCGCTTTGGTTTGATAATTTGATCACAGGCATAACAACGCTTGATTGCGTGTTGCATCTGTAACATTCGGCTTTACATAACTTATTTATGCGTAAAGTAATGCTGACAATGCGTTACGATTGATTGGCATAGAAGTCCAAGGGCGCATATCCTCCACTTTGACTGGCTTACCTGGCTTCTTGGCGTTGATAGGTGCTAGCCACTGCTTCTTCTTGGTGTCATAGAATGAGTGAATAGTGCGGTGACCACGCTCATTCTTGAACAGCCAGAACCTATCATTACATAGCCAGACGGCAAGCATATTGCGCTTAAACTCCTCAACCTCATACCAATGCTCATCAGGAGCCTTGAATGGGAGCTCACTCAATATGCTGGTCAAGTCCTGATTGTCTTGCGATTTCATTGCGAATAGTGCGGAGAGTGTCAATGGCTAGAAATGAATCAGCATCCATACCGGCAGCAGACACAGCCTGCTCCATCTTGTTTACTGAATCAGTCATAAGTGTAACAAACCAGTTCCAGTCAGAACGGGTGAGTGTGACAGTTACGTCTTCGGTATAGTCTAGGATGTTGTTGTCCATTAGTCGTTGAAAGTAAAGTCGGGGTTGCCAGTCAAGTCTTCCTCAAGCTCCCACACAGGGGTCACAGGAGGCTCAGAGACATACCTAGGGGGCGCTACAGGGCTGGGGGCAGGCACATAGGCTGGAGCACTAGGTGCAGCAGGTGCAGGAGCCTCATAGGAGCTCTTAGGAGCCTCAGGAGTAGGATCATCAGGTGTGTCATCACCAAAGATGCCGACCAGCATGGCTAGGAACAGCAGCAAGCCAGCACCAACAACCTTCTCACCAAATGACATAGGTGTGCTGCTAGCTTTAGCAGCTGATCGGCGCTGGTTCTTGAGACAGTCCTTCTCACCGTCTTCATCACTCCAAGACCTGACCCAGATATACTTAGCATCAGGGAAGTTGTAGGTAGCACGTGCGAAGTCAGTAGCAAAGGTGTGGTCAACAGGAACCACAACCTCAAGGAAGCAACCAGGAACGCCGGTGCCTTGGATCAAAACGCGTGAGGAACGAGACATTAAAGGTGGTGGATTTCGTTTGATGGAATAATCATAGCATCCTTGGGCTCAGGCTTGTATGTATCGGTGGACAGAATACCAAGTGACACAAGAAGGAATGCATAGAATGCATTGACCAATACTGTAGCAGGCATGCCTAAGATAAACCAAGGGGTCCACCTTCCCTGTAGACCACGGATGGCACCCCAAGCAAGCAATGCGCCGAGGGGACCAGCTGTAAAGAAACCAGTAAAGGCAGCAACTCCTTGCTCTAAGCCTGTTACTGTTTGGCGAACCATCACGCGGTCTTCGCCGGTGATTGGGTCTGGTAAATTATTTTTCATGATAAAGTTTCTCGTTCTCGTATGGATTTTGCCACTGATAATATAGCTCAGCCAGCTGGGGTAACAACCAATCTTGAGGATTTCTACAGTTTTCCCAATTTACTGGACGAGCACAGTTGAACCCAACTACAGTAACGAAAGCATACAGGTACTGTACCACTTGCACCAAGCTAGACATCACCAGATATCCAGTGATGAGAATAATGCAAGTGGATTATTATTGTAACCTGTAATGATAGTCTCAGTCTCGCCGGGCTTCAGGGGTTTTTCAACCTCCTGAATTCTGCCACGGCGCTTCTTTTTCTTATCTTTTGGTGTTTCTTTCTCTCCAATGAGTTCTACTGATTGAACTCTACCAAAGGTCATAGCAACAGCCTCAGCTCTTGCTGCTTCCTCATCAGGCATGTTCTTGACTTCTACAGTCTTGATTGCGCCTGTGTAGGTTCTAACAGTAACTCTGTAGTCCATCACTTGGTATCCTCAGGTTTGATGGTGACGATACGAATATTTATACCCAGATAGAGGAATACAATACCAAGGATGAAACGGAATAAATCAAAAGCCATATTCTTTTAGGATGCGGGCGTCTTCAGCAGCATAGGCATCAACCTCTTCCTGCTCTTCCCACTCTTCACCAATGCCAAGAGCAGCGAATAGATCTTCCTCGAAGGAATAAGAAGTTTCGTAGTTCATAATCAGAAAGTAGCGATAGTTGCAATACGTTGGGCTTGCTCTTCAGTCTGGAAAGGACCATAGAGATCGGTGCCACCGTCACTATAGCGTTGGTCTACATAGTACCCGGTGCCATAGTCAATACCTTCGTCTGAAAGGGCATCGACAAAGGTGATAAAAGAATCGACGATTAGCATTTGTGGGAGGGCTCCGTTGCTCAACAAATGTAATATACATCCATTTGCCCCTCTGTGCAACGATGGTAGACAGTTATTGAACCGGATAATAAAAAAGCCCCTTGCGGGGCTATGGCTCAGTCCTCGTAGGACTTACAGCCAGGATGCTCGGGATGGAGTTCACACTCTTTATCCCAATGCTCATCATGAGTTTCTTTTTCTAGATCGTGATGACCATGCATTTCATGGTCTACACACTTGCAGCTGTCGCACTTCTTCATAGTTTCTTGCCTAATGCGTCAATATATTTAGTCATTAAACTTTATATCTCTGATGAATTCTAGGAAATCATCAGGAGACCGGGACATAAATTCACGATTGATTTCGTTCATGCCACCATAGATCTCTTCCCAGTTAGGACGCTGAGGAACCTCATCAGGAATGGTCTCTACGGGGTTCTCATTACGAGTTAGGTTGAGCAGCCCCCGGAAGCCTTCAGCCTTGCGCTGGGCTTCCTCGGCACGGTATGCTAGGTGGTCGATGATTGCATCAAATACCACATCAGCATCTTCACCACTCTCAATGAGCTGGTCTAGTGCAAAGTATAGGTTCTGGTAGTAATCCATTATAGTTTTCCGCCTACGAAACTATCATATGATTTCTTGCTTTCGATCTCAGGGAAACCGTTAGCCCGCCAATCCATATAGTTATATGTAGTCATTTCACATAAGTAAGAGGAGCCAGATGTTACCATCTTCTCACCACTCTCACTGACGGAGATAAACAAGCCGGGGAGCTTCTCTTCAATGTAGAAGGCACCTTGGGCGCCGTTGAACCAGTTCTTTTCAGACATAATATCAGAATGCGGAGGACTGAGCAGCAGTGGCGATATGTACGCGACCATCACGATATAGTTGCTTGACACGCTCACGGCGTACGGCGAGTAGGAGATCATAGCGCTCCTTATTCTCCGGCTCCCAAATCAATGTCTTGCGATACTCATTGTAAAGATCCTTCATCTCACGAAGAACTTCAGTGTAGTTTTGCATTGTGGGTGTTACCTCAGTGGATATGGATAAATTATAGCACAAAAAAAGAGNCCCGTAGGGCTCTTGTGACACTCAAGAAACTGTATCAGTCTAACTTACTGATGTCGATAACAGGCTTAACTTCCTCAGTAGGAGTGAAGATGGGCTCTGGATCTGAGTTGACTAGAACAACAGACTGACCCTGTACGGATACACCATCACAACGATCAAACTGAGGGAACTTATCAACGTCTAGAGTGACGTTGGCTGTGGCTAGCTGGGCACACTGCTTGATCATGTTGAGCTCGGTGTCTAGGACACGCTGGCGTGCGATCTCAGCAGCTAGAGTGCGGCAGGACTTGGCAATATCACCACCACCGAAAGGCATGGTTACCATGGCAGTGCCGCCTAGGTTGTTACCAGAGTTGTTATAGCCGGTGTTACCCCAGCCGTTGGTTTGACCACCGAATACACCAAAGGCTAGCTCAGGTGTGGGGCACTTGATACCAGGAGCGAAGCCATACTCGGAGTTGGATACGCTGTTGATCTGGTAGTTTGCGTTAGAACCACCCATAGGGGCTAGGTTGACTGCACCAGAGTTGCTCTGTACGTTCTGTGCTGAGTTGCTGGTTACGCTGTTTAGCTTAAGACCATCAACGTCAGCCATAGCAGGGGCACCGGCAAAAGCTACGGTGGCAGCTGCTAGGATCTTTGCAATATTTTTCATTGATTTAATTTGATATAGGGGAAGTGGGGGCACCACGCCCCCTATGCACTTATCAGTTGCTGAAGGTGCTTAGCTCAGAGAAGCCAGAGGAAGAAGAACCACTGAAGTTGTAGCTCTCGGTAGCAGTCTCACGAATGCGACCACTCTCACTACGGGTAAAGACGCTACCAGCTACGTTGAGCTTACCGTCAACCTTGATGGTGTCAACAGTTTTGCTGTCGAAACCAAAGCCACCACCACCAGAAATGGTGCCAGATGTCTCTAGGTCAACATAGTCGGTACGTGAGAAGAATGGGCTGTAGATTGTACCAACGGTGCTTAGGTCAGCATCTAGATCAAACCCACCACCACCATCAACTTCAGTGAAGGACTTTTCAGTTACTTTGAAGTCGTTAGCCTTGATACCTAGAGCGAAGCCCTTGGAATCCTCAGAGTAGGAACCGTTTACGGTGCGTACATACTCGCTACGACCGTGGTTGATGTGACGATCGGTGTTACCCCAGGTGTGGCGAACTCCGATCTCAGCAGCAGAGGCAGCTCCGGCAGTTAGTACAGCGGCAGCACCTAGAATAGCAGCAAATTTCATTTCAATATCTCCAAAATGTATAGAATGTTTAGGAATTATAATTGTCTTTCGACCCACTAATTATAGAGCATTAGTGGGTCTATATTGAGCATTTTAACTTAGCTTTACATTTGTAATGCTGTGTGTCAGCAATCAATCACAGATCCATTCTTCCATGAAATAGTCAAGGTTGACTTCGAGCTCGGCTGCCTGCTTCTCACATTCTGCGATGAACTCGCGGAAGTCTTCGTCACGCATTTCAACAAGCTTTTGGATGTTCATGGGAAAGGGGATCCAATCGATTACCCTGTAATTATAGACACAAAAAAGGGGGCTGTCTAGCCCCCTGTGACAGTTTATAAACCGGCTGACTTGCGGATGAAATCTTTGAATGTGATCTCTTCCTTCTGATACTTTTTATACTTCTTGTCAGTGCCTGGCTTGTAGTGTGGATGATCTCCTTTGTTCTTCTGTGCCCACATGATAGCAAACATATCAGACTTGCTACCCTTGAACCTACCTTCCTTGCGTGCTTTGTCGAATGCAGCAGCTGTGCCACCCTTCTTATCACCTTTACCTGACTTGGTGTGCCCAAACCCAGGAGGTGACACTTCGTTAATATCTTCCATAGCTCTATTACACTATGAAAATATTTAGTAAACTAGCCACTCATTGGCTACAGGTACCACTGGCACAGGGCAAGCAGCCATAAAAGATACTACTCGTTCATCCTCACCATACTTGTAATCTACTCGGCAGATACCTGGACCAGTTTGCTCTAGTCCTACAATACCAGTCTTATACTGGTCAGCGATCTGTGCGGCGTGCATCAGACCAGCAATCAATAGTTCCATATCAATCCTCGGGGTGTACAATATTACCGTCAGCGTCAAAGTATGGACGCCTAACTCTCCATTTGGGCTCAGGTAGCCCTTGCTCAGCATAATAATCGGAGATAGCCTTGCGGACTTTCCGATCTAACTCATATCCATTCATCCTCATCTTCAAGCTCTCCATACGGTTCATCCACATAAGGTCCTCGCTCTCGTTCCGGTTCTCGTTTGACATAATCGTATTCTTTATGCGTCTCCTCTAAGAGAAGTACGAGCTTCATTATTATATAGATGATTATAATGGGCAGAAAGCATAGAAACAGTTTCATATATCACATTACTCTGATGTATGTATCACCTAGCGACCAGAGCACGCACATATTGTGTAAACTGTAATACACTTCTGCGGTGTGCATCATCCTTACTACCCAAACCATCCAAATAGAATAGTGTGAGAGATGTTGCGACAACAGCAACTCCAACGATGAAGAACTGCGATACTTTAGAATCAAATGAGTGTGGATTGTACTTGGTTGATTGATAGTCCATAGTAAATTAGCGACGGATAGTAGAAACGGCAGGCATGCCCTCGGTGAAGACAATCTCAGCAACCTGCTGGATGCTCTTGGCAGCAGAAGCCTGTGCTTTGTTGAACACAGGAACGATGCAGAGACCAAAGCTCTTGGTGTAGCTGTCAAGGTCACCAGCCTTGATGGTGCCATTGCGTAGACCTTTGGCGTCATCCTTATGAAGGCGGATAGCGCGACCGATGGTCTGGCAGATAGCGATTGCGTCCATGGTGCGGAGGAACACAACAGCCTCAAGACCGGACACGTTGATACCCTCAGACAGGATGCTGTGGTGCATGACCACAAACTTCTTGCCCTTCTCACCACCCCACTGGTTGAGAACCTGGAAGAAGTGCTCGCGGTCAACCTTGAAGCCGTCAATGAAAGCACCGTGGGAGGCGCTGATGTGCATGTAGCTGTAGCCACGCTCTTGGAGCTGCTTAGCGAAGTTGGTCTCGCCAACCATACGGATGATCTGACGGACAGACTTAGCAGCCACCAGGACCTTGCCAGCCTTGTGCTCATCGAGAGCATCGATCACGTGCTGGGCGTCGCGCTGGGGGGTCATGTCTTCCTTAGCCACGGTGGTCATGGTCTTAGCCACAACCTTGGGAGGAACGATGAAGCCACCCTTGACCATGGCAGGAGCGGGGACGTTCATGATGACGTTGCCATACACGCTAGCGTCGTTCATGCCAGGCTTGTGAGCCACGGCAGAGTGCTTAGGAGTAGCAGTGAAGAAGAAGGAGCGCAGAGCAGTCTGGGCGAAGTACTGAGTAGCGGGGAAGAAGTGACGCTGCACACTATTGTGAGCCTCATCAAAATAGATGCTGTCAACCTCGACACCAGCCTCAGCCACACGAGCCAGGCTGTGGTAGGTGGTGAAGATGATCTGGTGCATACCACCAGCCATGCACATGCCGGTGTGAACCATGATCTGCTGGACCTTGGTGCTGCTCTCGTAGCTGGTCTCGCCGCTGTGGACGTGGAAAGCTTGAACGTTAGCCACACGGTCGCGGATGACCTCCATATACTCTTCACAGAGCTGGTTAGCCAGGAGGATGCGGGGGGCAACCACAACGATGGTGATGGGGCTGAAGCTGCTCTCAAGGCGACGCACGGCGTCAGTGATGCCCATCAAGGTCTTGCCGCCGCCAGTGGGGACGATGATCTGACCTTTGCCAGCACGCTCCATAGCAGCCACGGCAGCGGTCTGATGAGGGCGGAGAGCGAAAGCCATGGGTGTGTCCTTGTCTGTGTTATACACACTATAAAGCCTCCCGGCGCGGTGCGCCAGGAGGTTGTGACACTTCTGTAGGAGTCTACCTATCACTCAGCGGAGCCGTAGAGGGCAGCCCAGTGGTCGGGGTGAACTTCCTTGCTTAGGACGCCAGCCTGTAGCATATAGGTGGCTTCCTGGATGAGCTGGAAGCGCTGCTCAGCATCGCGACGAGCGATGATCTGATCAGCAGCACGACGGGTCTGACCGGTGCCTAGGGGGACGGAGAAGCCAGCCTGAACACCGTAGGTGGAGCGCTCACCGTCGTTACCGAATACATTGTTGTCGCGGCTACCGAAAGCAGAGACACCAACAGTGGGGAGGGGAACTACAACGTCACCAACGCGACCAGGAGCGGTGGGGTTAGGAGCAGGAGCTACAGCAGCCTCAGGAGCGTCCTGGATGTTGATGCGCTGGTTGTTACGCTGAACTTGCTTGTTATTAGTAACTTCTTTGTTGGTGGTGCGGTTTACGGTCTTAGAGGGCTTCTGATCAGGATAGCAGTCAGTGTACTCGTAACCTTCACCCTCATAACCACCATCAATGATAGTGGTGATGGGAGAACCTCCTTCGGAGCAGGTAACTTCTTGTGTGTACTGAGCCATAGCAGGAGCACCAGCAAAAGTGAGAGGACCAGCAACAGCTAGGAGGGCGATGGACTTTTGAAAGGCATTCATAGTTCTTTTGATGTTTTTGTAATGGGTGATGTGTTGATTACGAAGTTATTATAGTACGAAAAAAGGGGCTGTGTAGCCCCTTGTGACACTTCTTTAACTATCTACCTTTGAAGGTTTGAAGCTTTTAGAAACCTTATACTGTTCCTTGAATAGTTTGGCAAGCTCGCTGTACTTGGCTGCCATAACTCGTCGCCCGTCATCCTCACAACGGCTGCTCATCTCACTGAGTGCTGAGATAACGCTCAAGGCATTCTCAGTTGAGACGCAAAGTGCTACGTAGTCCATAGGTTCTGTATCAGCTTGATACATTATACCACAGATCAGCAGTAGAATACGTCTTGACCTCGGCGGCAAACGCGATAACGGGCACCACGACGATAATACTCATCAATCACAACGGTGCGCTGATGACGTGGGCGATAATAGCGACGGTGATGATACTCATCATGATAATCATGCCGTCCATTGGCATTGATTAGCAGACCACCTAGAACTAGAGCACCACCAAGGATAACGGCAGCATCACCAGTTGTGTCGCGGTGATGATGAACGTGGTGATGATCGTAATGACGATGGGGATGATGATTTGGGTGGGCAAGCGCAGCGCCGGGCACAAATGCCATGACTGCAGCCATTAGTGCGGCTTTCATAATAATATACTGCGTGTATGTATATAATATACAGTATATATACTGCGTTTGTCAACTGGCAAGTGACAGTATATACATCGTCACACTGGGGTTTGGATGAATGTTGGTAGTGGGATGTAACCAATATACTGACCTTCTAGTGATGCGTTAGGATCAGCATGGTTCACAACAATCTCTAAAGCAGGACCGTTGGGGGTAATCTGGTCTGTAAAGGTTACAAAACCAACAATTACTTGCTCAGTATTGTTGACTTGGAATAGAGATGAGATTAATTTGCCACTGTTAATCGCAAAGTCCGTATTAATACCTACTTTTCCCTGTGCTCCACCGCTAATATCATTACTAATAGTAGCAAACACACTACCAACACCAATATTAATAGTCTCGGTTAGGACTGAAGGCTGTGTAACAATAGTAGAACCAAAGGAAACGTCCGCTCCAATAAAAATGGTGCTACCGATTGATGTAATTGAATTGCCATCAATACTAACAATACTAGCATTGATTGTAGGTGTATTAATTACTCCTGCATCTAACTCGGTAAATGTTCCAACACCAGACGAAATATCGTCAGCCTGTAGGAAATTCACTGTCATTCCACTGGCATCATTAGAAAATCCATTGTCACTAAAAATTCTATCGGCAACTAGGTCTGCAGTTCTAACTAAGATGCTAGCATCTATACCAGTGCAACCAATACCTTGAGCCTCGACAGCACCACCCTGAGTTACATAGAAAGATGTGGTAGCGCCATTGTATACTTCAATACGATTGGCTTCTACTGTTCCGTCAGTGCGGAGACCAACACCCTGAGAAATTCTGGGATCATTATTAACGATAACGTCACCATCAAATTGTGTGGCAGGGAGCTCAAGCCGGTCGGTAGTAATACCAATACTACCAGTTAGAGTTAAATCACCAAAGATTGTTAAGTTGCCAGTTAAGCTGGAGTTTCCTCCGATAGATGCACCACCGCCAATAATAACGTCATCAGTAATGTTAGCAATACCACCTACAACTAATGTTGGATCAGTTGGAATTAGATTGCCAGGTAAATCAAATCTACCTAAACGATCTAGGCTCATTATCTCTCGACTAGACTGACCATATATCCAACGGAAACCTCCACTAGTAATACCACTAGGACCCGCGTGCAAGTAATTGTTAACATTACCAACAGCATAGTTGACAATATCTAGATCATCTGGACCACTGAGTGGATCTTGAATAATTGCACCACCAAAACGAAGACCACCAAACTTATTTCTAATTCCACCTTCCCTTTCATTACCTACAAAAATACGTGCAGTGGCAGCATCTGACAAGGAATATAGGGTGGAATTGCCGGGCTTGCGAATATCAATGTCACCAACTGTAGAAAAAGTATCAGAGCCGACTTGAA